TAAAAAAGAACAACGTGAAACCACTCGTTGTTCTTGATGCTGAATATTTTATTGATCTTTGTTCTAAATTGAAAGATGACAACTAACTTTATTTCTCGTTATGAGAAAGTATTTACTCGACAAGAGTGTAGAGATATAATAGAGTGTATAGAATTTTTTGATTCAAATGGATTATTGTTTGACCAAAATCCAAAAGAACCATATCTACAAGATCAAAAAGCAATCAACCTTAGTGCAGGTGATACTGTAGATCTATCAATGGTGTTGAAAATTACCACAAAAATATTCCCAAAAATTAAACCTTGTGTTGATAAGTATTTAAAAACTTATTCACTTCTTGGAGCTAGAAAATATAGTATCTTTGATTGTAAAGTTAAAAAAATACCTGCTGGTGCTGGATTTCATCAATGGCATTTTGAGAATGGCAGTATAACAACTGCGAGAAGGATATTTGTTGTTCAAATTTATTTAAATGATGATTTTGATGGTGGAGAAACAGAATTTTTATATCAGGGAGTAAGGGAAAAAGCATCTACTGGAGATGTATTAATATTTCCTTGTCAATATACACATGTCCATAGAGGAAATCCACCATTAGGAGGAACAAAATATCTTGCTACAAGTTGGGGTTGGATTACTAGTGAATAATAAATTATGGAAACTTTAGAAATAACTTTATATGCAAATCCATTTCCTTTGATGGTAGTGGAAAATTTTTATAATGAAGAGGAACTAAATTTAATTTGGGAAGAATTAAGTTTCTATACTAAACCAGAAAAACTTTTAAATGCAGAGGGATATGGTGGTATCGTAAATTATACAAATGCAAAAGCATTGATTTTAGATGAAATTTATACTAAAAAGCATCGAAATGTTTCAAATATATTAACTATGAATCGTAAATTATTTAAGTGTGGTGTATTAGATAAATTTTCTGAAATTCATGATTGTTGTAGTATTGCAAATGAATCTAATTATGATGTAACTAAAGTTAGATATTATCATGATAAAGAATATTATGATCCACATACAGATAAAGGATTTCAATTTTTAGCATTTTCATATTTTTATAAAGAACCTAAAAAATTTACTGGTGGTGATTTAATATTTCCCAAATATGATTTTAAATTACCTTGTGAGAATAATTCAATGGTTATTTTTCCTGGTTGGGTAGAGCATGGAGTTAGGAAAGTTACTATAGAGGATTCAGATTACTTTGATGGTTGGGGTAGATATTGTATTTCTAGTTTCTTTGGATTTAAAGCTAAGGAAACATGACATATTTTAATTTTATTGGAATTTATGATGATGCTTTGTCGAATGAACAATGTCAAATAATTATAGATGAATTTGAAAATAATGAACATAAACAAATAGTTGGAAGAAGTGGTGGTGGAATAAAACCTGATGTTAAAAAATCAACAGATATTGTGTACTATATTACTGATGATTCTAAAACAACAAAAATAATTACATCATCTTTGGAAAAATACATTGAGGAATATAAAAAAGAATATCCAGAGGTAGATAAATTGAGAGAATGGAAATTTTGTGAAGGATTTAATGTTCAACGATATAAACCTAAAGAGGGTTATTATAAACCTCACTGTGAAGTAGTTGGAATAAATGGTAGAGAAAATCGTGTTCTTGTTTGGATGTATTATCTTAATGATTTAGAAAATGGAGGAACAAAATTTACAAATTATAATATGATCGTACATGCAAAGAAAGGTAGATTAGTTATATGGCCAGCATATTGGACACATACTCACTGTGGAGTCATAAGTGATAATCAAACAAAATATATTTCTACTGGTTGGTACACTTTTAAATAAATTAAAAATACATTATGCAATTCATACATTTAATAGAGGGTGCGTATTCAAAACAATCATGTGACAATCTTATAGATTTTTTTGAGAAAAATATTAATTTAGCAGAATCTGGCGGTGCAGGAAATAAAAAATTAAATAATCTAGAAATTTCTTTAGATCTTGATTTTAATAATCCCTCTTCTTTTGGATTAGAACTTATGTTATCAAATATGATATCTCAATATAAAGAAAAATTTCCATTTATTGATTCTAATATTGTAAAATGGCATGTAACTCCAACGTGTCAATTGGCAAAATATGAACCAAATAATTATTATAGTTACGTTCATTGTGAAAATTCTGGACTACCAAAACATCTTTCTAGAGTATTTGCATGGATGTTATATTTAAATGATATTAGAGAGGGTGGTGGGACGTATTTCCATCATCAAAATTTTACTACAAAACCAGTTGCTGGTAACTTATACATTTGGCCTGCTGGTTGGACTCATATGCATGTTGGAGTGAATGCACCTTATGAATCAAAATATACAATTACTGGATGGGTGAAATATATTTAACAAATTAAAAATATATTATAGCAGTTCCTGATGATCCACCAACACCATCATCACCCTTTACATTCCTTCCACCAGAAGGATCTGTAGGATTAACTGGAGCTGTGTCACCTGTAGAAGTAATTTTTTCTCCAACACCCCCATCACCACCAGGTCTTCCTACTGCTTCTGCGTTATTTCTTGGATCACCACCTTCACCACCTGCACTAGCAGAACCAGCAGAACCAGAACTACCACCAGGACTTCCACCTCCACCACCAGCACCACTAGGAACGCCAG